ATTCAGACAGAGGAAGTCAATATTGCAGCCATGAATATCGAAATATACTTGAGCAATATGGTTTTCAAGGTTCAATGAGCAAGCGCGGAGACTGTTACGATAATGCACCGATTGAAAGCTTTTGGGGAATACTGAAAAATGAGTTAGTGCATCATTACAACTATCAAACCAGAGAAGAAGCCAAAGCAGATATTATAAAATACATTGAATTATTTTATAATCATCGAAGAATTCAAAAGGGTTTGGGTTTTAAGACACCAAATCAAATGGCCGAAGACTTTTATAAGTTGGCTGCCTAGAATCTCCCAAGGGAAAGTCTCCTGATAATTCAGCGTATATCAGTGTGAGCAAATGAATACATTCATATACAGCTATCTGAAATTTTTAACCTATTGAAAATACAAAGGTTCACGTCTTGTTCCAACCATTTACAATCCAAACCAGATTAGGCGGATTCTACTTCTTTTATAATATACCTGTGGTTTTTGTATTTTTAATAAAGTAAATTAAAACAATAATTTATAATCAGAAAATGACGTATTTTATTGTTAACTGAAAAAGCTTGTAGACTATTTGTAGACTGTTGAGAAACATGGTTAAATCAAATTTCGCTAAAACAGGTTTAAGACATGAAACTCAACAAATCTACTGTTGATGCTATTCCATTAACTGAAAAAGGTCAAAAAATATATAGAGATGCAGAACTGATCGGTTTTGCTGTTCGGGTAACTAATAAAAGTAAAACCTATATTGTTGAAAGGAGGCATGAAGGTGAACTCTATCGAGTGACAATTGGTAAAACTACCGATATTCCTGCAACAAATGCTCGAGCAAAAGCTCAGATGATTCTGGCGAAAATTTCAAACAATGAATATGAAAAGCCTATCAAATTAAAGAATGTTGCTAATCCTTTAGATATTACAGTGAATGAAGCTCTTCAAATTTATATTGATAGAAATGACTTTAGGCCAAAAACAATTAGGCAGTACCGTAAGTACTTTGATTTATATTTGGGGTGGGGCAACAAAAAGCTTTTCCAGATATCTAAGCAAGAAGTACTGGATCGATTTATTGAGGTATCAGAAGTAAGTGAGTCGTCAGCAAATGGTGCTGTATCTCTTTTAGGTACCTTATGGAAGTATATTCATGTTCTTTATTCAACAGATGAGAACCCGATTCTTAAAAGTAATCCAGTTGACATTATTTCCGTAACAAGAGGTTGGAATAAAATAGCAAGTAGGGATAGACATCTCCATAAAGACATCATTCACAAATATTACAATGCAGTGCTTCATTATGAAGATGAGTTAAATCTGGAAAATACTGCTAGGTCAAACACGCATCGGGATATCGTATTGATGTGCATGTATACGGGATGCCGTAAACAGGAGGCATGTTGTCTAAAGTGGTCTGATGTAGATATTAAAAATGGTACCTTAACTTTTAGAGATACCAAAAATGGTTCAGATCATACTTTTCCTATTGGTGATCATCTACACAGTATTTTGCGTGAACGTTGGTTATTAAGAGAAAACGATTGGGTTTTCCCAGCTACTAAAATGCCTACTTCGTGGAATATGCATGCAACTAAGGTAGATACATTATTGAATAGAGTGGGTAAGGAAGTTGACTATTACGTTTCAATGCATGATTTCCGTCGTACATTTGCCACTATATGCAACCTTTTAAGATTTAATATTTATGTGACAAAAAGACTTCTTAATCACACGGCTAAACCAAGAATTGATGTCACAGGTGGATATGTTCAAATTCCAGATGAGGAATTAAGAGCTTCAATGAACATGATTGAAGCGGTGTATCAAGGCAAGATTGATTGCTTTAATTACCAATCTGTTTGGGCAGAAAGATTAAAAGAAATAAAGGCGGTTTAACCGCCTTAAACTGTTGCAAGTTGTGCTGTATTAAGCACAGTCTTGCTTTGCTCATACTTCAAAACGTCCTTCTTTTTATATGAAACACGTCTTCCAATTTTCGAAAAAGGCAGTGATGATTGATCACAACGCATTCTAGCTAATGTCCATGGTGAGCAATCTAAATAAAGAGCCACAACTTCTTGGGGGAATTTTTGCTCTTCATTAGCCATAATGAAACGATCCAAATATTCTTGCTGTTCTTTTTCAGAAAGATTTCTCAAATCTTTTAGCATTCACGCCACCATTCTATAAATACGTTTAACTTCATGGTCCAGCTCATCCATTGCAGAGCGACCTTCTTTGAAATATTTCAAAAGCATTAGTTTGTATCGCTCTTGAGCTGCTTTGTTCATCACACCTTCGTTGCTTACTGAAAGGGTGCCTTTATTACCTTTAATTAAGTTCACGCCGTGCGGTGTGCCTTTCCCGCGATACCCGGCATTTACGTTGAACACAATGAACTTCTCGAAAAGCTGCATTGGTAGCAGCTTTGGCTCGAAAAGAAACTCTGGAGTAGTTTGTTTTGACATTAGAAAGGTTCCTCCAGTAAATAATCAGGTTCGTTTGATGCTGCAATTTCTAACTCAAAGCGGCGTTTCTTAACAAAATCCATGAGTCGTGATTGAATCTGTGGATCTCGTGCGGCAACATCTATTTCCAAAGCATCTAACGTAGTAAGGTCCGGTGCAGTTTGGATCTGGACCATTAATGAAGGTGGTTCACTCTCTACAGGCTTTTCATCTGCAAGCTCAGTCAAACGTTTGTGAGTAGCTTTGAGCAAAGGCTCCATTTGTTTATCTGACCATGTACGGGTGTATCGATAAACAGCATTTACCTCAGCTGGTGTTTTTGACTCTTTAACACGCTGGAGAAGGGTATCTAATGTCTTCTGATATTCTGGATCTGATTCAAGTTCATTAGATACTGGAGTTAATAGATCCTCGGAAGCTGTGACATTAGTTTGTTCTGTAATAACAATCGTTGACTTATTATTGGTAGGAAAAACTTCAGAAGGTATTACTTTAGCTGGTGTCTCAGCTTTTGATTTTTTACCACGCTGTTTTTTTGGTTCCTCACCTAGGCGAATAACACTTAAATCGTCACTAACTTCAAAACCTAACGCTTTAGATAGTGCTTTTAATTGAAGCTTGGCGTTTTCTGCATCACGTTGAACGAAGCCACTGTTAATAGAATCAATTAATGAGTTAGTTTTGAAATCTAAAACATAGACCGTAGGTGAATATGTACTGATTACAAAAACTTCCTGACCGTCTTCATATTCATCAATAGTTAATGGCTTTGTGAATGTAATGCCAGCCAGTTCAATAGTTTCGATTTTGATGCAGAATTCAAAACCTGGTTTACCAAACACAGAAGCGGGGAATTGATCTAAATCAGAAAAGTCCAACATGTCTCCAATAGGACGACAAAGTACAGTTTTACCTTTTTGAAGAGCTGCAAATGCTTCAGCTGCAGTTAGTAAGTTAGACATGAAAAGCTCTCCTTTTAGTGATGTAACGACTGTTGTTGCTGAACTTGCTGAGGATTGTTTTTAGGGGCCCAACCCATCTGATCAGCACGTGCTTGGCAAGCTCTATTGATACCCGCCTCATAAGTAGTGCCTTTAAACTTCTTAATTGCAGCATTTAAGATGTTAGTGTCTGGAGCATCTTTAATTGCTTTCAAAGCATCTTGATATAGTTGATCCTGAGTACGAGGTGGCTTCTGGTTACCACCCTGAGCGGTTGTCTGGTTATTCTGATTTGTATTTTGACCTGCTGGGGTAGAGGCATTTTGCTCTTGATAAGCATAGTCATAGTTGTATAGATATTTACTACCATCAAAATTACCGAGGTAAACATCAGCTGCCACACCAATAGCCTTAAACGCTACACCAAGAGCATCAGTAACGGCCTTTTTATAACCTTCATCAATCGCTACTAATTTGCCTTTTTGAACTTCAACAATTGCTGAACCGCCGTTGCCGAAAAATTCCTCACCCCAAACACCATCAATCTTGGTTTTTACTGCTACTTCAGCAAAAGCCATAATGGTTCCATCTGGCGCGGTTTCAGACCATAAACGTACATGTCTATAAGTCCAGCCATGACCAACAGGACCAAAGGCCTGAGTCATAGCCATTAATCGCCATTGAGGGTTAATATCTGATTTACCTTTTAAATAACCAAACTCAATTTTTTTAAGAAAATTGGTAGGCGTTTGCTTAACTGCATTCCAGATATGTAAGTTGTCTTTTGAGTTTTCAGTTGTCATTTTTCTTATCCTCATCTAGAGCCGGTGAAGCCGCGTTTTTGCTTATATGCTTTGCGGTCATAAGTAGGGATATTTGTTTCACGTAGCTTTATTGCGAGCTGCTTTCTGCGTTGGAAGTCGATTTCTTGTGTAAGTTCATTCCAAACTTTTGGATAGTCAGTTTGGAACTTTTCAACGTCCAAAGGTGTCTTAACTGAGTCCTTCACCTTGTAAAGAACTGAGCCATTAGCATTAGATGCGTACACTTGCCAGCCAATGCGGACAGAGTAGAGGCCCTTATCATCACGGCCTAAAAATGACATATAGCCGTCAGGGTGTTTTTTGAAATTAGTCATCTTTAAGCCTCCACCAACTTGTTACGTTCGATGAAGCCTTTTAGAAGGCCATTGATGTTTCGGATGTCTTCAAATTCGGTGAAATCGTTATATGACTTACCGTTAATATCAGTGATTTCATTTACTGTGAGTTGAGTAATATCAACAGCGGTAAATTCAGAACCCGGAACGCCGTAACTGTCTAAATGAGCTTCAAAATCAAAGCTAACGTTTAAACGGAAGCTATCTAATTTGATGACGGCAACACCTGTATGTTTACCTGTGATTTTCGCGGTTAACACACCGTAAGTACTTGGCTGCGTTTTTGGAGTAAAGAGAGTAGGAGCTTCTTTTGTTTGGAAAGCTGGTTGTAGCTGGCAAGCAACTAAAGAACCACCAGAGATTGCAAGAGCAGCCATGCTGACAAATGCAAATGAGTTGAATGAGTTGAATGAGTTAACTTTTACGTTCATAATTGATCTCGCAGTTTGCAAAAGCACATCGGAAGGTAAGAGAGTCGATGTGCTTTTTTGTTATCTACGAGGTAAAGATTACTTTACGGAATTAAATATGTAAAGTTTAATTTACGAGTTAATGTAAATTTTAATATACATTTTATTTTAATAAAAAGAAAACCCACCTTAGTGGTGGGTTAGATCGATGGAATACTACGAAACTAAACTTAACTTGGAATTATTTGCTAATTGTGGCGGAGTTGGTAACGTGGAGAGAATTTTTTTCATTTCCTTTGGGCTATAGCCAATTTCCTTGAGCCTTTTTTCTATATCACTAACAATTTTACTTATAGTTTTTTCTCTGTCCCAAGAGATCTTAAATGCTTTTGAGTCGATTGCCTCACTTGTTTGAATTAAATACCTATCATGATTATAAAGATATTTTACCTTTCTGATGTGTTCATTGTGAGTCTGATCACATTGCTCTTTAAATGATAGAATAACTTCAATATAATTCATGTTCTTGATTAAACTCATATTAGTATATGGGTCATCAAAAATAGCATCAGCAAGTTCAGAGGGTTGTACCCCTTGCATTAAATAAATAGCTGTTAATTTATCAATGAGCTGGATAAGATATAGGTCGTTCATAGCATCTTCCTAACTTCTTCAATGAGTGAAGGTATGTGGTCTAATGACTTCACAAGAGTAGGGTTATCTCTTGAAATAACGCGACCAAACTTGTTGGATAACTTTAGATTTACGTAATTAACTAAAGTGCCATCATTGGCGGTATTTGGTTTTAGATATGGTAAATGGCGAGTAAAAGACTGCCATAACTCAGTACCTTTAGGATTATAACCTAAATCTACAAGCAAACTTGAGATTTCATCTTCCACTTTTTTTACAATAAGTTTTCTTAGCTGTTCTCTAGCTTGTGCTGGGCGCTTTTCAAGAAGTACAGGATCAACGTAATCTTTAGAAATTTTTCTATTTTCTTTCTCTGTAAGTTGTTTTGCAAAAAGCTCTAAATCTTCATCATCGAAATCATTTAACTCTGCAAGTTTTTGAAGCTTGTTTTTAACTAATTCATTAATTTCTTGTCTTTTTATTTCAAATAACTCATTAAAATCAAAACCTTTTAAAAAAGAATCTTGATCGCTCAGGTATACCATGTCACTTTCAACCGAGCCAAGAACTTGATCTTTTCTCTCATACTCTTTGGTCAATTCTTGAGAAGTATAGTCTTTAATTCTTTCCGCTTTAGCTCTATCAACCTCTTTTTGAAACTCACTCCACATGTCATTAAGGCCAATTTCTTCATGGAATATAACAGTGGCATTATTATCAATTTCGAAAGCAGTAATCTCTTCTTTTGGAATTGCGCGAAGAACCCTACCGATTACCTGGGCAAATGCATTCAAACTTTTGTATGGTCTAAAAATAGATAAAATGGTCAGGTATTTATGATCATATCCTTCCATTAACATATTCACAGACACCACAACATCGCACTCATTATTTTCAATAGATTGGAACTTCTGTTCTTGTGAAATCTTATCCATTTCACTATGGATAAGGATAGATTTAACTCCACGTGATGTATACCAGTTTTGAATATCTTCAGCATGTGCAATGCTGCACCCAACGGCTAATATTTTATGTGGAACATTAGGAGATATTTCTCTTAACGTAGCTAGTTTTGATAGGCTATGTTCAATTACATCCATTGAACATTCTTTGGATAAGGCTACACTCTTTTGTAACCATTCGGAATCTTTAAACTCCAAAACCCTTTCGATGGTTAGCTTTTCGTTTGGAAATTCAGGAGTTGTGAAAAACAAATTCTGCGCATTAATGGTTTCTTTTTTAAGATATTTTACATAACGATCACGCATAACTTCAGATAAAGGGGTTTCATGTATTCGCACACCAGGAATTTCTTGTCCATCACCACGATAAGGTGTACCTGTAACATGTAGTTTTTTTGCAGAACCAAAGAAGGAAAGGACTTGTTCCCAACTATTGGCTGCAGAATGATGTGATTCATCAATGATGATCATGTCAAAAAAATTATTAGAAACCCTATTTAATAAACACCTATCTGAATCACCAACAATTCTTTGAATATTTGAATAAATAATATTGCTAGATTCTAAATGCTCATCTGTTAACTCAGAAGTATATTCATTAATAACTGGGAGATTATTTAAGCCAAATATTACATCAAAATTTATCCAAAAATTATCTTGTAATGATTCTTGAGTCTTACTGATACTATTTTTTGTAACTAACCCAGGAGTAATAATTAAAACTCTGCCATCAGCAACACCATATGGTGCAATAGAAATTAGTCCGGACTTTCCTGTTCCAGTGGGTAGTACAACTAAAGCTTCTCCATTCGGATTTTCTTCAAAATAGTTCTGAATCTTTAAATATGCTTCAATTTGAGGTGATCTCAACTTGTTGTTGCCGACAATATTTACCGATGTATTTTTAAAATACGACATTGACACCCCCTAGGCGCTAGTTTTCCCGAATCATTCTAAAGTACCGTGTCGGGTTACGTTTTTTCATCAATTTGGTCTAGATCTTCTTTTTGCTCTATATGTATATCGCATACAGTCAACTACTTGACCTACAAAATAACAATGTTCATCCAAAGGAATGATATTTGGTTCAAATTTAGGATTTAGAGCCTGTAGATAACGAGATCCATCTGTCTCAATAACAAGCTTTTTAAAAGTTGCATCTTCAAATCTTCTGACCACAACCATATCGCCAGATTGCATGTCACTGTAGTAAACATCTGGGTCAACAAGAATGTAATCACCCTCCAGAAAGTCAGGTTGGTTACTTACGCCTTGAACTTTTAGATAAAAACAATTAGTGCATTCATCTGGCAAAGGAAGCCATTCTTCAACCATAGATAGATCAACAGATTGCACATTGGTAAAAGTTCCAGCCTGAACCCATGAAAGAACAGGTGCTAAAGTTGCTACTTTCTTGGAGACATTATTATCAATTTTTGTAGCATCCATTTTATTGCTTTGACCAGCAAGCCAATCTTTAGAAACACCTAAAAACTCAGCAGCTTTTACTAAATTTGAGCCTTCAAGTTCTTGTGTTGGCCCATTTACCCATAGCCCGACATTAGCTCTACTAACGCCAGCAAATCTAGCTAAATCAGTATTCTTGAATCTTTTACCTGTTTCAGACTCGTAGTGTTTTATAGCTAAAGACATTCGCTCTTGTAGAGTGCTCATAGTGTAAATCTCATGGCTATTGCCATATGGAAAATGTAAAGAAATCTTAACTTTTCATTTGCAAAGCTTGCTAAACATTTATTCGTAAAGTAGACTTGACAAAGTAAAGTTAAAGTTAGGAATAAATATGCGAATTGAGATGAAAACATCAGATGTTTTGGCTCGGTTCAATGCGCCAAAAATCGCAAAAATCTTAAAAATTAGCCGTCAAGCAGTTTACCAGTGGGGTGAATTTGTGCCTGAAGCTGCTGCTTTTAAGCTGCTTGAACAAGAACCAACACTACCATTTAAGAGAGTTTCATGAGCCTTGAAAAAGAAGATCTTCGTTTGAAGATGCTCCCTGACATGATGGAGCGTTTGAGATTGATCTCGGATGTCCGAGGTAAAGATTATGCGCATCAAGCCGTAATCCTCTTAGAGAAAGCCATTATGGGTGAATATCATGAGGTTAGCTTAATGCTTGAAAGAGCTGAAAAAAATAGGAAGAAAAGGGAGCGTTTAGGATTACTAGGGAAGATCGGGGTAAACCCAGAATCCCAAATTCTAGAAATTAAAAAAGCCTGATGGTCGAGATCAGGCTTCTAGGCATTCAATTGAGGTGGATCAAATGAACACGAATAATCTATCAAATCAAGAACAAATAATCCAGAGCTGGTTTGAGCCGGCTCTCCACACACTTAAAGCATTAATCAAAAAGTGTGAAGAGAACCTAGAGCTAATTAAAGCTGATACTAAAAATGCAGCTGTAAAGCGAGATGAATTTAAAGAGGTTTTAGTGCGTCAGCATCGTATTACGTACAACCATGCTGAGGAAATTATTAGAAGCCTTAGCCGTGCTGATCGTATTCGCTTCTTGGGTAGCACATACATTCAGATTAAAGAAGGCGGTGAAGCATGAATACATTTGTTGATGCTGCTCGTTCTTTTAGAACTCAATTCGACTTAAATTTTTCTGAAAAAATCATCGTAGATTTCTTTGCTGGCGGTGGTGGTGCAAGCACTGGATTAGAGATGGGGTTAAACAGGCCTGTTTATGTTGCTGTAAACCATAATCCAAAAGCAATTTCTATGCATGAGGCTAATCATCCCCATGCAAAGCATTATGTTCAAGATGTATTTGCAGTAGATCCAATTGATATTTGTGATGGTCATCAAGTCGGTTGGTTTCATGCAAGCCCAGACTGCACACATCATTCGCAAGCTGCTGGCGGACAACCACGTAAAAAAGAAATACGTGACCTTTCTTGGGTTGTTCTTAAGTTTGCAGGCAAAGTTAAACCTGATGTGATCAGTTTAGAAAATGTTAAGCAGATCTTAGGATGGGGACCTTTAATTGCAAAACGAGACAAAGCAACAGGCAGAGTCATTACTCTCGATAAAATTAATATTAATGGCAAAAAGGTAAATCGAATTGCAGAGCCTGGTGAGCGAGTTCCTCGCCACAATCAATTCTTAGTACCAAACCCCAAGAAGAAAGGTAAAACTTGGAAACACTTTGTCCGTAGTCTTGAACAACTTGGTTATGAAGTTGAGTGGCAAAAAAATATTATTGCTGCTGACTTCGGAGCGCCAACAAAACGTGAGCGATTATTTCTCGTTGCTCGCTGTGATGGGCAACCAATAGTATGGCCAGAAAAATACTTCTCAAAGAAACCTAAGGGCAATTTAAAAAAATGGCGCTCAACAGTTGAATGTGTTGATTTTTCAGATTTAGGAAATTCAATTTTTGATAGGCCGCAAGGTCCTCTAGCTGATGCAACTCTAAAACGCATAGCTAAAGGTATTCAAAAATATGTCATTGAAACTAAAGAGCCATTTTTTGTTAATTCTGCCACACCTTTTATTGGCCGTGATTTCCGTACAAGTTTTGGTCATAACATACGTGAACCATTAGCAACAACTACAGCAGGTTATGGCGGACATAGTTCTTTAATAAGTCCAATCCTTGTTCCGTTTATTACAGAGTTTGCAAACGCTTCTCAACAGCGGAATTGGTCAATTGATGAGCCTCTATCAACCATATGTGCACAAGTGAAAGGTGGGCATCATGGATTAGTTACTGCCAAGTTGAGCAAAGATAACTATAAGGGCGCTCTTCGTGTTGCTGCATTTTTAATTAACTACTACGGCAATGGAGACGCAAGAAGTATCACTGAGCCAATGGATACGATCACTACTAAAGATCGTTTAGCCCTAGTTACTGTTTGGATCAAAGGTGAACCTTGGGCAATTGTTGATATCTGTATACGCATGCTTAAACCACGTGAACTTTTTAGAGCGCAGGGGTTTCCAGATTCATACGTAATTGAATACGGGAGCGATGGAAAGCCTCTATCTAAAAAAGATCAAGTCTTTATGGTTGGTAACTCCGTTTCTCCATATCCAATGGCTGCTATCGCCAGAGCAAATAATCCATTTATTACGCAACAAATTAAGGGGGCCGCATGAATTATTACCAACACCATATTGGTGACTTTAACAATGCGACTCGCCACCTCAGTTTAATTGAGCGTGCGATTTACCGCGACTTATTAGATATGTATTACGACACAGAAAAGGCGATTGATGCATCAAGCATTGATCGTCTAGCACGTCGTTTGCAATGTACTACCGAAGAGCAAAAAGAAGCTCTCAAATATGTACTTGATGAGTTTTTCATTCTTGAAGAAGGTGTTTATCGCAATAATCGTTGTGAACGAGAAATTGCTGAATATCACGGGAAAAAGAAACAAGCGAGTGAGGCTGGTAAGGCGTCTGCTGCAAAACGTGCAGCGAAAAAGAAAGGCTCGTCCAACAGTGATTCATCAAAAGATGATCAAGCGTCTAACGAAAATTCAACGGTCGTTGAAAATCCGTTAAACGAAGAACAAACGGATGTGCAACCAACCAATAACCATTAACCATAAACCAAGAACCAATTATTGATAGTAGTAGTAATACGCGTGGAGAAAATTCGCAATTAACTCCAATTCAATTTGCTCAGTATCAGATCGATGATCACAAACGCTATTCAATGCGTGAATTCATTTCTGAATACAGCGAGTTTCAATACGATTTCATTTCACTTGCTCAACAAAGATTTGTTTCGGTACCTGAAATCGACTTGAGAACCATGATTCAAAATTTCGGTGACTGGTACTTTGCAAACGAATCAAGTTCGTTGAATACACCAAGCATCTGGTTGGTTAAGTGGTTCTCTTGGGTTCAAAACAACGAGAAACAAGTTGCTGCAAACCGCAAGAAACAAGAGCAAATCACTTCAACCGGTCAAAAACCACAAGAGTCGGGTTACTTCGCTAATCTTTTTGAAGAACAGAGCGAATCTCAAATCGTGGATGTAACCCCAGCAAAAAAGTTTCCAATGATTGAGGAGGTAGGTCATGCATGAGATTACCTTGAACGAAGTGCGTCAATTAATCGCTTCTCTTCGCACTGTTTACGCTGCTCAGTTCAATAAGCAATTTCCAGCAACAGGCGAAAGTGCAATTCCTCTGTCAGTGGTTGAGCAAATCGCACTTAAAACACTGGTTGGCGTTCAACAAAACCAATTTAACAACGCACTTGGTCGTTTACTTACAGCAGGTGGACGCTTTATGCCGTCATTTGCCGAGTTTCGCACCTGGTGTATCGGTGAAAGTTGGATGTCTCCAGAAGAAGCTTGGTCTCGCGCATGTAAGTTTACAACTGACCGTTCCGTGGTTATTACCCAAATCACTAAGTACGCCTTAGACGAGGTTATGTATTTGATCGAAGCCGGCCAAATGCGAGCAGCTCAAGATAATTTCTTCGGGACCTACAACGTGATGGTTGCTAAAGCTCAGTTAAAAGGCCGTCAGCAAGAGTTTTACACTCCACCGCTACAACTAGAACACAAAGAACCTAAACACGTTCCTGTGAGC